TGGTGCTCTTGACCCCCTTGTAGATCATATTGAACACTGGGTTCGAGTTGGTAATCTTGATCTTGTCAAGAAGTCCCTTGTCGGGTCTGAGCTCGAGCAAAAGCTTGATGAGATGGACTGCCGTTTCAGAATTCAACTTTGAAATAGGAACATCCTTCAGATTGAGCTCCATGATTTCCCGCATACCGTTCTTCTCGACATACTCGTCGAGCTGCTGGACCACGGGACGCACATTCTCGAAGAAGGCCTGGATCTCTGCTGGGGTCCTTGGCTGCCGCTCGATATACTTGGCCCCTAGGAATTCGATGTGCAAATTACGACCGTCCGGGTAAAACACAAGGAGGTCTGCCATCTCGCTACACGTCTAACACTCGTGTCTTTTATATAAACTGAATTAGGTCGCGCACGTGCCGGGGAATCACGAGGCTGAAGGGGTAGAACAATTTACGAAACAAAAAGTGAGCCCCCTTGAACTGGATAGCCCTGAGAAGCTGGTCATCCTTGGTGACGTGGTACACGTCGACGAGCAGACGCGTCAGGTTGCGAATATCTAGGTGAAATATGTTCGCCCCGACCAAGTCGACGACGATAACCATGGACCGCGCCTTGATTCGAAGGTCCTGAATGATATCATCCAGGTTCGCAACGTCGACGGGCTGATGCTTTATGTACTGCTTGACTGAGAGTGTCACCGTGACGTGCAGGTTCTCGTCCCAGGACCAGTTGATAAAGTCCATAGGTGCTGAAATATGCTTAGAAAATCAAGTACACTGAGCAGGGGTGCTGCTCAGTGTACTCTCCCGCCTGGGATCGAACCAGGGAAGGTCGGTCGCAACTGCCTACGCAACTTCTTACGAAGCCGCTCTAACAGCCGACTATTTTACCGCTAAATTACAGGAGAACGAGGGGGACCTGCATGCAGGTCCTCTCTGACAAGTCGGGGTCGAACCGACGGCCGGCGGAACTACAGTCCGATGCGCTACCACTGCGCCATTGTCAGAGCGTATAGATCTTCTTCACGGAGTGTATCTCCGTCCTACATCCTGGGCACTGATCGTGGTTCGTCGTGCGTCTCCAACACGGGTCACAGATCACGTGCCCACACGGGTCGATGAAAAGGTCAACGAGGCGGTCCATGCACACAAAACAAGCAAACTTACCGTACCTCTCCGAGTGCGTGTCGATCAGGACCTTCTTCATCGCCTCCACCCTCCCCAGCGCCGCCCCACATTGTAGAGTCAGGGCTTCGATTCCCTCTGACTCGTGACTGTCTATAAGAGACGCAACTTTTTCTTTTAAGCCAGGCGAACGCACCGAATCGTGGACCATCTTGAGAACCGAAAGTTCCTCCTGGTAACTTGTCAGTTTGGACGTGGCCCGCGTCAGCTCTGCCCGGGCCTTGACGAATTCACTCTTAAAATTACCAAGGTCAGACTCAAACGTAGACCACTCGGGCCCGAGCTCGCACGGAACCGGTGCAACGCCAGGGACCCGTGGCGCCTGGTCAAGCACGAAGAGGCTCTCGAGTACGCCCGTCGTGTCGAAGTAGGCCACCCCGGTGTCCATTTGCAGTACCAAATTAAAATGTCCTTAAGTACTAATGGCTCGCGAGATCCAGATCATCCTGTCGGTCCTGGGTCTTGCACTTATGCTCTTCGGTCTCCAGGACTTTTTGAAGCCCGAGAGCCGCAAGGTGCCCTCGCGGGTGCTGCGCGCCACGGCGCTCATGATTGCTGGACTGTTCCTGCTGTACCTGTACCAGACGTACCGGACATCTGGAAACGCGGGCAAGGCGTACGGGCCGCAGAACGCTTACGGCCTCGGGGTGTAAAGCACCCGGTCGGCACCTCCGGGCGGCCCTCAGCCTCCAAGAACCTCAACACGCACGCGATCGCCCCAGAGTCGAGGAGAACCCTGACGTCATCTGCGTGAGGCCCGTCTGTCACCTTGCTCAGAATCTTCAGGACGTCCTCGTCGGTGAGGTCCCACGTGTGCACGACGTGTCTGACGAGGTGAATCGCCGTCTTGAACTCTGTCGCCCCGAGGGTTTCGAATTTAGTCTGAAGATTCAGGGCACGCGCCTGGTCCAGAACAGCTGCGAGCATTATTTTCACTTGAGTATTATAAATGAGTGCCTTTTACCCGCCTGACCTGGTCCTATATGTCCTCACACTGATCTTCGTCGCCCTCGGCATCGCGGACATCGCCGAGGCGCGCAAGAACCCGGATTACACGGGCCAGGCGTTCTTTGGCGTCCTGTTCCTGGTGGCGTCCGTGGCGCTCGTCCTAGTTAAGGCCAAGTCTGGTTAGATGTGTAATGAAGCACCTCATCGGACACATCACGGGTGTATGGGTCTCGAGGGCGCGACACCTTGAACAAATTATGAATCGAATTGCTGAGCGGTGCGGGTTTACTGTGGTAAACCGGGCCTTTCACCAATTTGAACCTATCGGGGCCACGGGGGTCCTTGTGCTTTCTGAAAGTCACTTTTCTGCACATACGTACCCAGAAAGTAACCTGATTTATATTGACGTCTTTTGCTGTGCTCCTAATTTTGATCCCGAATACACTGCTGCGGTCATCGAGGAAGAGTTCCGGGCGACGGGTGGGACGTGGCAGGTTGTGGCGAGGTGAGTCAGGTGGCCTGGCGCTTCAGGCGGATCCTTGGCTGAACGGGTACACCGGGAAACTCCCTGGTGCACCGCCCTATGATGCGAGCCTTCTCGACGAAGGTCTTCGGGTCCATGCACCCTTTCATGAAGTTGCACGTCCAGCAACACGCTACTGTGTTTTCTGTAGTGTAATTTCCCTGTTGGTTGAGCCGGTCGATCCCGTTGAGACAAACCTCGAGATCCAGATGCCCGCAGTACACGCACTCGGCCGTCATCATGAGTTCAGCCTCGGCGTCGGAAAGGTGCCATTCAATACCTTTGACGTTAGCTTGACGTCTCGAACTGCCGATTCTGTCATGGATATTCAACTTTTTCCAATTTGAAAGACGTTCCTTCGACTTGTCAGATTTTGCCCAATTGCATTTCTGTTCTAAATTGTGCTCCTTTTCTTCACCCCCTGTTTTCAACTTTTCACGATGCTTCGCACAATAGTCTTTACCACGCTCCTTCTGAAGCTCGGTGTGGTATTCTTTCCGTTCGGTTTTCTGGTCGTACTTCTTCCCCTTTTCCCGGCACTTAGAGCACGTGTTACATGGACGACCATTTTTACCCTCGAATTCCGAAAGAGGTTGAGGACCTCGCGTACAGTTAGTACAATGTTTCGTCGGGGCCTGGTCCATTTATAGTAATGGGAGGTATTTCTTTAACCCCAAGAGTTGGGACTCAACTCTTGGGGCCGAAGCCCGCTTTTTTTGGTTTTTAGTACTAATTGGCAAGTCCACCCATCAGTTCGAGAAGGCTAGGCCGCCCATCCCGCTTTGGATGCGCAGAATGTTGTAGTTCACCGCGAACATCTTCTGGAGCATGTTCGTCGAGGCGTTCTTCAGGTTCACCGCAACCTGCGCGTTGTCAATGCGCGAGAAGTTGCAGGTGCCGGTCGGCTGGTGCTCCTCCGGCTGCAGCGCGAACGAGTACACGTACACACCCGGGTAGGGGGTGCCGGTGTGGTACACGAACGGCTGGTACTGGTTGAAGTACTTGCCCAGCTGCTCCTTGAAGCGGTCCTGGCCGTTCAGGATCAGCTTGAAGTTGTTCAGAGGACCCACCTCGTAGCCGCCCACGCCCGCCACCTGGGTGCCCTCCTCCACCCAGAAGATGTTGGAGCCCAGCGTGCCCGCGCTGTACAGCATCGGGCAGCCAGCCACGTGAGGCAGGACAGAGCCGCCCACGGCCAGGGGTGCGACGTTGCAGGTGACCTGCACGTTCGACACACCGGTCGAGAAGTTCCACATGCTGTTGGTGGCCGTGGAGGTCGTGTTCTGGTAGCACCAGATCAGCTCCTTCACCGGGTGGTTGAAGGACAGGCGCACGGTCGAGCCAGCGGCGCTCAGGGAGTCGCCGCCGGTGTGCTGGACCTGCTCGATCAGGTACTCGTGGCCCTTCTGGGCGAAGCGACGGCGCTCGTCGGTGTCCAGGTAGATGTAGTTGGCCCAGACCTCGAACACCGGGCT